CCTTCATCATTCCGCGTTGATCTGTTAATGCAGTTGAAATAGTCATTTGAATGCCTCTTTAGGTTATTAGCTCAACGGCTACGCCGGAGAGATCAGCACCAGTGATGGCGCCCATGTTTCCATAAAGTACGCCGCGATCACTGGCATCTAGCTTGCTGACGCCGTGGACCATGCAATCATTAAGCAAAATGCGAGACGAGTTATTCGCTGCAAATGAAGGGATAACAAATGCGGAGGCCATCAGGAAATTGTCGGAATTGGAGTTAATAAAAGTGCATCGTTTGAACAGAGTCCAGCGGTCGATTGCGGTTCCGTCCATGACTTCGACAAACCCGGCGCCCGTGTGTCCGGCGTACAGTTGGATAATGCAATCTTCAAACTGATTACGGGACGCTTGCGAGCCAGCCGGGAATATGATACTCATCATTCCGGTCGCTGCCGAGATAGTGTCGACGCCGATTGTGCAATTTTTGAATAAGTTTTCTGATCCCGAGAGCGACAATGAAGCTCCGCCATTAATCGCCTGGGTAGCGTGACCGCCGCCAGCGATATGAAAGTTCTCGAAATAGTTACGCTCGCCAGAGACGAGGATGTTGATCAAGCTGGTCGCGTCGGCTACACCTTGGAAAACGTAAGCATTTTTGAATATGCACCCGTCGCCCGAGACAGCGATCAGAGGCGAAGCGCCTGTCAGAGTGGAAGTCTGAAAGATACGTGAACGCTGCGCGACACGAACCGGAGCACACCAACCAATTAGATGAGTGTAGTCCTTTGACCAAGTCATAGCGGCGGCTAAGTTATTACCGCTAGTTCCGGCGATATACAAAACGACGTCGTGTTGCCCGGTAGTACAAAGCGCGTAAGCTGCCTCGATACTTGCCAGAGGCGCGTTGAAGTTGGTACCCGGATTATCTGAATCCCCATTAGCAGGGTCTACAAAGTAGACTTGGCTATTAGGGCCGCGTGGTATTCCTTGCAATACAAGGAAATCGTTAATGTTTCGTGGAAATAAACCCATGATCTAACTCCTGTGTGAAAGTAAATTCACTATCTGGTTATTACGCAGTTAAGACGGCGAACGGGAAGCGAGTGCTATCCGTTTCGTTTTCGTGCGTTGGGGGATTGGGCAGGGAGAAGCCCAAGCGCATGACGGCTCGGAGAGCGACCATATCTTGCTGCGCTAAGTTATAAACAATGTTCCCTGCTGAGTCTTGGATTACGGCCTCGGTCAAGACTTTATAAGTAATATCCTGACGCATCGAGTAGACCAATTGACTCCACATTCCCGCAATCAACAAGGATGAGGCGGCGGTTATGCTGCCGTCGGTCGGGAAATAAAGGGGAGTTCCGTCTAACTCGTAGCGGCTCGCGTCCTGCATATTGTTCTTAAAAATTGGCTGGCCGTCAGCGTCGCGGACGTTGCGCAATTTGCCTTTCATAGAAAGATGAGCAATTGAGCCATCAACCATAAAACCATCAGCTTCAGGGAGCATAAAGAGACCGTCGTCGCCGTTGGCTTTTTCGCCTAAGATCGACTCGTAAAGGTCAGTATATGCGGCGTTGCTGATCGTGTGGCTCGCGGCGGTTGATCCTGCTACTAAGCCAGCGGCGCCGAGATTGGTCGTCCAAGTTGCCGGGATATTAGTACCGTATAAGACGGCGGCGGTAATTGCCTTGGACAAAGCGATCTCGATCTCAGGGCGAACTTGAGCCCAAATATCGTAATCAGCGTCATCAAGGACGGCCTCGGGGATCGGTACGATTACGGCCAGTTCCTCGGCGTCGACGTACTTGTTCGCCCAGGTTACATCGGCCGTCTGTTTGAGACCCGTGTCGCCTGATACAAAATAAGCGCTTGCAAACGACTCAAGAATTGGGAGGCGTTTTTGAGCGCGGCTCATATCGGGTAATCTGCGGGCGAGTTGCATGATCGGATTCATTTCCGGCAAACTCTTTAAGATTTCAGCGCTAACCTCCTCAGGAATGAGGGCGGCTGCGTCGGTTCGTGATACTAGAGAATTGAAAGGCATTATATTACTCCTGCTTTTTACCGCCCTGCGGCGGCTCTAATAAAATTATTCATACTTCCTGACTTCGGCGGTTCGTCGTCCGTGCCGTCGCCAACGTTCGCGTTTGCTACTACTTTCCCGAAAAGCTCGGGCGCTTCGGCCTTGATCGCGGCCCAATCCGGTACACCTGATCTATTGAAGTGATCGCCAGAGATTGCAAGCAACCAAGCGGCGCGGGGGTTTCTGCATTGTGTTTCAGGCTTGATCGCCTCCTCGAGAAAACTTGATCGACGTTCCGAGAGCTCGAGCTTCGCGCTCAAAGCATCGACGGATTTCTTTGCTTCGCTACCTTCGTCGAGGTCTTTAGAGATTCGTTTCATTTCGGCTGAGAGATCGTCGCGTTCTTTGCGAGTTGCTCCGACAGTGTTCTCTAAAGCTGTAAATCTATTTCCAATCAGAGCCTTAGTTGACTCGTCTTGGGTCTTGAGCCAATCATCAAAGACCGGGGGCGTCGCGCCTGGGTCTTGAGTATTTGGATCAGTCTTAGGATCAGGATCGTTAGTCTTTGGATCGTTTGGGGTTGGCATCGCGCCTTACCTTCCTTTAGCATCGCGCTAAAATAAAAAGAGCCGCATTTCTGCGGGTCACCTTTCGGGTATCGCGGAATTGCGGCTTGGATCGTACTTAGGCCATTATTAAATTGTGATTCATTTTACCATATATTATCAAGGTTCTTGGGCTACATCGAGTCCTTTCGCTATCCGCCTTAATTCCTTAGTCCTCTGCATGTCGAGATACTCCTCAATCGCGTCGACGATCTTGAGCAAGGCAGCGCGGAGAGCCATAAGTAAACGGAGTTCCTTATCAGTCAAAGCGCCCTCATAATCCAATTGATAAACCTCATCCAGAGCGGCGCCTTTTTATTGCGCTTGGAGTATTGGTCGCATGATTGATATCTCGACATTACCTTTAGGTTATGCCTTGACTTTGAATTGCTACACCAAGACGTGTCGATATGGGCGTTCCCCCATCTAAGATACTGGTAACTCCCGCAAGTCTTTTTCATGGCGCCCTCACAAGACCGATGTCGACATAATCGACACCTACAGAAGTACCATGTATAGAAAAATGATAAACGAGACACTTTACCTTTTTGTGTAAAACAGGCTTGCCAGACAATAAAGCCTTGCGATACTTGTCGGCCTCTTTACGCTGCGCATCTGTTTTGTAAGGTAGCTCGATAATAAACTTTCCGTGTGGTAGCTCGTCTTTTTTACTCATTGACTAACTCCTCTGGTTAATTCCTCTATCGTCGCCGGACGCGGAGACGATCCCCAAATCTCAGAATGATTGTGAGCCGCAAAATCAGAGAGCGGCAACTTTTCATCTTTCCATATCTGATATTTTTTCGGACCTAAAATCTCGCGTTGCTTTTCAGGCGTTTGTTTTAGAAACCAATCCTCGCCTTTCTCCCACTTGGGCGGCGCGACGCCCTCAACGATTGGGATCGCGGTACAATTGTGCGATATAATGCCATTGCTTATATACCACTTCTCTTTAGTTTGAAAGGAATAAACATGACCAGAAAAGCGTCGCCTGTCAATATCAATAACGCGATCAAAGGCTATCTTAGCGGAGACAGTATCGAGAACGCTGCCGCCAGGTGGCACACTGGATACAATACCCTCTCTGATGCGCTCAAGGCTCAAGGGCTTATCAGGAACGCAGCCGAAAGAGCGGCGATTAAGTCCGCTAAGTTGTCCGCTAATAGTGGGAATAAAATCGTCTTTCCTGCTACGGATCAAATCGCTATCTGCGCTGGTTACGATGGGGGCAAAACTGAACAGGCAATCGCAAGACAACTCAACGTGTCTCGCAATGTAATCAGGCGCATCTTGAAAGAACATGGCGTTACCTTGCGCGATAGGTCCGGCGCTGCTGCTTTGCGATTCAGAAACATGAGCAAAGCCGAACGAAAAGCGACTATCAAGAACGCCACAGATTCGCAGCGCGGCGTACCAAAAAGCAGAGAGTTTCTTTTGAAGCGAGCCCAGGGCGTTGAGCGCACGCAAGCCAATGTTTCTACTTCCGAAAAAGTATTGCTTGATTTGCTTTCTGCGCGCGGCGTCGAAGCTATTCCACAAAAGACGATTGATATATATAACGTCGACCTCGCCGCCTTCCCCGTCGCTATAGAGATATTTGGCGGAGCGTGGCACGCTTCCAAGCCTAAACATGTCAAACGAGCGCGCCAAATCTTTAGCGAGGGTTGGCACATGGTTTTCGTTTGGGCCAATAAGAGAAGGAGCCCGCTCACTCCCGCCGTAGCTGATTACATCGTCGCTTTCATTGACGAGTGCAGCCTGGACCCATCCACGCCGCGTGAGTATAGGGTGCTTAGGGGAGACGGACAAGAGCTTGCCCGAGGCTGTAGCGATGACGATAATATCTCCATCGTAGCGAAAGGTTATCAGGGCTTCGGGAGACGAAGATAAAATAAGATTATCCGGCAACTCTGCCTTTCCCCGTGGGTGATCCGTGAGCTCCTCTGCAACATCAAAGCGCTCGCCGTCGCGCATCAGGCAGCCAACGCACGCGGTCTGTTTCTTTACAAGACGCATAAACCCGGAGACGACCCCACTGTCTCTGTATTGTTTCGTGGACGCGGTTCGGTATGATCGGGCGGTCTCTGTGCGAGCGATGAGCAAAGCACGGTCAAGGCCCATATCGACCCCGGAGATCATATCCTCAGCGATACGAGCGGGGCCAAGGCCTCGGGCGATCCCGCCGACTAAGGCGTCCGTCAATCCGTCGACGGCATCGGGGTAATCGTTTCTTAGCAGAGTGATCAGCGGAGATCCGTCACCCGCAAGCCCTATCGAGCTCTCTACGGCTCCCACGTTGAGCCTGTTGAACGTAGCGGAGAGAGGCGACGGATAGCTCGCCGTAATAGCGTCTTGAGCCGCGTCGATCCCGAGCGTCGAATATTGTCTTTGGGCGTCCGCGATCGTGCCGACCGCATAGTCTTTATTATATTTTCCGATCTCGCCCCGGAGTTGCTCTCTGATCCCTTGATACCGCTCGGCCCGGTACACCATTTGCTTAGTGATCGTTTC